AACGATCTGCAACGCGATCTGTGCGCCATTTGGACGGGCCGGGACTTCGATAGCTGCGGCAATCTTCGTCAGGTCGTCCGTGACATCCTTGGTCATTTTCTCGGCGGCGACTTCCTGCGGCTGCAAGACGTAATCGGCAAGAACCGGGTCAATGCTCATGGCGGTGAACTCAAGGAACTTGTCAACGTCGATGCGCCCGTTCCTATCGAATTGCAGGATGCTTCCCATTTGTTTCATGCGCGTTTCAGCCGTCTCCGGGTCGGTGGACATGCTATCGAAGGCAACGACGATGCTGTAAACCTCGTTCGGATCGCCTTTCTGGATGACTTGCGGGTTGGCACTGCCTGAGACTTGGAAGAAAATTTCATCCGGCCCCATGCGTTGAAAGAGCTTCCAAGCCAGCCCGAGAACGTCTCTTACGTGGTCGAGGAATTTCCCGACGTAGAACTGCTGGCGTGGAAGGGAATGCGGGCTTTCGGAGTCGAGACCGACGGCGCGGTCTGCCTGCTGGCGCATCTGCATCTCGACCTCCATGCTGCCACTGTCGAGCGGTGGCACGGGTCCGAAGGCGATCTCACCGAGCCTGCGGTATGGGACGCGCCGTCCCGGTCCCCAGTCGCTCGGTGGGCGGCCTGCGGGGTGCATGAGCGGGGGCAGGGTGGCAAGACTGGCCCTGTCGCAGCGGCTGTCCCGCTCGGTCTTGATCTGCATCTGCGGGCCGCGCAGCGCCTTGGTTAGTGGCTGCGTGTCGTAGAGGCGCTTCTGGTCACGGGAAAGGCGAGTAACCACGAACGGATAGTCATCGAAGCCGGAAAGCAGTTCATGCTTGGCATACGTTTCCGACGCGTCCGGGTGGAACACGGTGCAGTAGATGCCCTCGGAGCCGTCCTCCTCATCGATCAGGCGTTGGTAGCCGTAGACCACCATCACGAGGTCTGAGTCGTCCTGCAACGTCAGCCGGTGATCGCTCTTGATCTTCTCGCCATCGATCTTGTCGGAGTCCTGGCCGCGCAGGTTCTTGATGGCATAGTCAACCCACTCGCGGGACCAGCCTTCGGTGACAACCTTCTTCTCAAGTTCTTGCGCTGTTAGGAAGGTGCGCCAGAAGATCCACGGCGCTCTCTGCGGGTCGGTGATGTAAGGTGGGAACAACACCTCGCCGTCCGGGGCGCACGCGTGAACGATGGGGCAATCCACCGAGACACGCGGCACGGGGATCTGTGCTTCCCCCTTCATCCGCAGTTCGCGCAGGGCTTTCTTCGCCCGCTTCGGGTTGATGCTGGGGAACGTCTGCTGCATCAGCGCGACGAGCGTCTCCTCGTCGTCACCTTGCACGATGATTTGAGCCAACTCCGGGCTGGCCTGCGCGATCTCGTCGAGCGTTACGGTTTGCAGGAACGTCCGCAGTTCGCGCTTCCATCCGACGTAAGTTACCATCAGTCCCTTTTCGAGCAGGTAGTTGCCCGAAAGTTCCATCTGCCCCTTGAAGTCAGGGATGTAGGTGCTGCGCATCCACTTCAGGAACGATGACACCACGGCTGCGCGTGGCAGGGTGGCGGCGGATGTGGCGAATGCCTTGATGTGGGAGCGTTGCAGTGCCTGGTCGAACAAAGCGACGTAGGTGTCGATCCGCTCGCCGCATACGTTCACCTCGTTATCGGAAGCGCCGTCCCACGGAAAGGAATTAGCGCCATGCTTGCGGAGGTCTGACGATTTGCCATTCCAGATGTTGCGGCGGTCGTCGTAAGACGTTTTGCAGGTCTCGAAATACTCGTTGAGTTCGTTGAGGGTGTCGTTGTAGGCATCGGCCAGCGTCTTTACGTCAACCTCCTCCTCGACGTAGATCATGCTCTCGTTCTGAATGTCGCTCATGGTTCGTATTGGTAGGTGGTTTCATCGCCGGTCTTGGTCACGCGGACGTTGACCGATTTGCCGATGATCTGTTGGGAAAACTTGCTCGGGCATGCGACATAAACCTTGAACCCGTTGAGGTCGCCAATGACGAACCGGGGGTTGTTGCACGGCTTGACGATGCGGATGCTCATGACCTCCGGTTTGTCGGGTTTGGTCTTGCGCTTCTGTTGCGTGTCGAGATCCTCGTCGGTGTAGCTCAGTTTCATGGTTAGTATCCTCCGGTTGATTTGCAGGTTGCGTAGATCAGTGATGGGTCAACGTAGTCGATGTCAGCGATGGCGGCGTAGCGTAGAACGTCGATTGGATCTTTCCACGCCTCTTTGAGTCCCTGCTCCCCCGTGTATTCAGCAAGCGCATGGATGATGTTCTCGCACTCACTGGAAATATAAAAATGAGGTCTATTGACAGAATCAAGCGGTTTCGTCGTGTCGTAGGACATACGACCGATCAGTGCTTGCAGCCCGTCCTCGATGTCGAGACCTGGCGCCGGGATGCAGACGATCCCCTCGTCGGCTAAGTCCTCGATGATCGAGGATGACCCGTCTGACCCTTGATACTTCGCCGCCCCGAGGCGCGGGTCGATGAGCCGCTCGTAGATCTCCTCACCGGCCTCAAGATCGCGGATCAGGTCAACGTAATCCTTGATTCCGTAGCCCTGCCCTTTCGCACCATCCCCCGGTATCCACTTGCCGTTCTTCCATTCCGCCCAGTCGCCAACGTCCACTCCCGGCCACTCACGATAAACCCAGTAGGTGCCTGACCAATCGACTGCCACCCATGCCATGAACCAGTTCTTGGAACCGGCAGGGTCGATGATGCAGTAGCGGGTGACATCCTTTGTGGGAAGGTTGACCGGATCGACCACGTTGATAGCCGTGTTGAAACGCGGGAACTTGGTGGCGTGAGACTTGACCGGCACTCCGTAGGCACGGATCAGGATCTCCTCGCGGGATCTGCCAATCAGAGTCTCCTTGATGCGCTCGTAGCCACCGAACGGGTTATCGATGGAATGAAAGTAGTGTATGGACGCATTCCTGTTCTTTGAGCGTTGCACATACGGGACCAATTCATTTTTGAGTAGTGCTGCCTCTCTGGTTTCAAGAGTTTTAGCACCATCAAGGAAGTCTTTTATTACGGTAGTCCATCCATCAATCGGAGTGAAGGTGAGGATCATCTTTGCCTCGCGGGTGGCAAGACGGAAACGCAAGGTGTTCACCAATTCCTCACCCAACAAGTATTCATCCAACCATACACCTATATTCGCCCACTTCGGGTCTTTGCTGCCAAGCTCCGCACCTTCCAGAATGGTCGGGTTGTTGGAGTATTGGGAGTAGGTTTTGAAAATGATCTGGCTGCCGTTCGGAAGGATCAAGGATGCGTCTGTGAAGCCGTTTTTACGACTGTAATTCACATAGGTGTTAGATGTGGTTTGCTTCTGGCGATACTCGATTGGCAGTGCTTCCCACACTGCGGATTGCTGCTGGCGGATGCTGACCTCGGAGTTCTGCGCGAAACAGAATATTTCAGAGTGTGGATTGGAGATGGCGGCTCGTACCACAGCATAAGCTCCCCATCTCGTTTTTCCGCTGCGATTGCCGCCTAGTGCAAGGATCTCTGTCACCTCGTCGAGCGCCTCTTCCGCCTTCGTCCAGTGCGGGAGCTTGAAGCCGTAGCGGTAGGGGTCTTTGTCGGCATTGGAGATCGCCTCATGATACACCGCGTGCAACTCGATCAAGTCAGACGGCTCCATAAGGGCGATCTCCTCGTCCGTGGGCGGTGTCAGGATCGGATGCGGTTTCCAGTTCATTGCACAATCTCAGCCTCGATGGCTTGTTGCTTGATCTTGTCTGCCACCCGCGCCTTGGCTGCGGCGATCATCTGGGCGGCGTCGTCAATGGACGCGCCTTGACGATGCTCGATCACGGATGTCGCCATGCCGCTGAGTCCTGCGGACTTGTCTGTCATGATGGCAACGGTGAGCGCCAGCTTGTCCGGTGAGATGGCGGCGAGTTGGTCGGGGTTGTCATGGAGTTGGTCGGCCCGTGCGAACAGGAGTTCCGAATACTCTGAGGCTGCTCTGGCATAGACTGATGCGAAGTATTCCTTCTTGGTCTCCAGCGTGTCTCGGTTGCGGATGGCGAGTTCTCTGATCGTTTTTCGCATCATGCCCGTCTCCTGCATGATCTGGTAGGTCGTCACGCCTTGCGCGAGCCGCCACAGGACAATCGCTGCCTTGCGTGGTTCCCTGACCTCGACGCACAGGTTGTGTGAGGTCTTCGCCCGCTCCATGATCTCGCGCACGAACTCCGGTGGGCACTCCATGAGCTTGTCCCGGTCGTTCTCGATCTTCTTGATCGCCCTTGGCTTGCGCCCGCGCTTTTTTGGGGTGGTCATGGTTTTACGGGTTTGTCATTCTCCTTGAGGATCTCGATGTCGTTCTCGTCGAAAATAACATAGTTGTAAGAGCCTTTCCCCTCAGTGCGGCTATTGCCGTCGAGGTAGCGGATGCCTTTGATCCCCTTGTTGTGCCAGTATTTGCTTTTTGCCCGTTCGCTGGAAACGGGTGCGCG